GAGGAATAAATAGAGGATTATTATTTTTAATTTCTATTTTACCAATATTAATATCTATATTAGTAATAATTCCATGGATATAATATTTATTTTTATTATCATTATTAATATAATTTAAGGTAACAACATCACCCTCTTTAAACTCATTAATAAAATTTGTTGTTATGTATTTTTCATCTGATTTTTGAATAAATTGTTCAACAAATGATGCATGTACTTGTTCTTTTGGTATTTTTGTATAATAATCAAAAGTTAATCCTAATTCAGATACTGTAACTTGTTTTTTAATCTTATAAATATATTCATCAAATTGTGACAATGAAATTAATTGTTCATATGTTATATTTAAGGGAAGAGAATCATAATGAATATCTGCTGAAGAATTCATTTTATTGTTAAAATATATTAATATAAAATATATTAATATATTTTCAATTTTTGTTAAATAAATTAATCATTTTCATCACATCCAAAATCAAATAATCCTGATACATTATCTGATTCTTGGATTCTCTGATTTAATTCATCATTTGATTTTTTATATTTTAAAATATTTTGATTACTCTTGTGTGATATATGTGATATATCTATATCATCATCAGAATCATTTGATTTTTTTATTTTTATTGGTTTTGTAAAAAATAATTTTATATCAGTATTATCATATTCAATATAAAATCCATCTTCTATAAATACATCTTCTAAATGTTTACGATATTCTAATCTAATTTTTTCTTGTATAATATCATGCGCTTCTGATATAATATTTTCATCTCTTTTTAACGAATATTGTACAATAATATTACCATCATCGTCTATATCATATTCATCATAATTTTCAGCATCAAAAATTTTATCTAATAAAGCGAGTTTTACACGTGAAAAAAGTGTTTCTGATTTGTGTTTAATATAATTTTCCATGCGTATACTTATTGTTTTGGACATTTTATAAGTATTGTATATATTGTATATCTACTATTTATTAATATGTGTATATACATATTAATATTAATTTTCATTTTTTATAATAATGCAAGATTAAAGTATTTACATTTAATATTAGTGAGTTAAATAATCATACCATTATTTAATACTATTTATTTTATATCAATACAAGAAGATAGAAAGAAATTATTAAAATAAATAAATATTTTAATAATTATGTTGATGGAAAATATTGCCAATTTAAATGATCACAAATTTGTTTCCATGTACTATCGACTTCTTGTAACTTTTCTCTATTTTTAAGCAAAGGAAAATAGATAAGATAATCATCTAATTCTAATAATTCAAAGAATTTGTGCATTAGATAATTATAATTTAAGCAACTCTTTCTATTTTTAGGTTTATAAATTTCAAAAGGTTCTTGAATTTCCTCAAACATCATATCTATTTTATGTTCCGCTTCACGAGAAATTGTAATAGGAAGTTTACTTGTTAAGAAACAAATAATATGTGTAATATGTTCATAATATTTATTATGACCAAGTTTTTTAAGAATATCTCTCATTACTTTATGATTTATACTATCATTATCTAATCTTAGTTTTTTAATTTCCTGTTTTATTTCGTCATAAATTTCAGTAGGTATATCAATAGTTTCTTTTGCTTGGAATTGATTAATTCTTTCATTCAAGTGATTTTTTCGTTTATATGCAGTATAGTTTTTACTACCTTGAATTGGTTCTTTGTAGTTTGGTTTATCTGTATCTAATAATATTTCACTAGACACACCACATGCAGTACAAACTATTAAACCGTCATGTTGATGAACAGTCATTTCAGTTTTACATTCGGGGCATTCAAGGATAGTATTATGAGAGAGTTTATTAGTAGTTTGTGTTGTTATTTTTAAATAATCATTTAATAATGTTGCTTTATTAGTTGTTATCGGATCAGCATCATAATAATCAACTAATATATTAACAGTGTTATAAAAATAATCAAGTTCTGCAGAATTACTTTCTATATCTTCAATATTTTTAGAAAAAATTTCTATTTTTTCTTTATATAATTTAGATTTCATATCATTATCAATACTTCTATTATTTTCTAAATTTATTATATCTGTTTTATATTTTTCTATTTTTAATTTTAATTTATCAACTAATACATGACTACTTTTAAAATTATTCATCATTTTTTGATGACACATATCAACAGTATCTTGAATATTTGCTTGTTTTTTTCTATTTTTATTATTAACAAAAGATGAATATTTTGTAGTTTTTTCTTTAAAAGTTGACATACTTATAAATATAAAAAATATTTAAGTAATAAACTGAAAATAAATAATATGTTAATTTTAAAATATATTGTAATAATAATAGAAAATGTCTGCACCAAGTTATCAATTTAGTTTAAATGCTGCTTTTAAAGCAAAAGTAAATGCTGTTGAACCATCAGCGAAAGCATCAAGTATACTTTCTAATTTTTGGGTTATTTCAATATTTTTTATATTTGAATACGCACCATTTTTGAGTGGATTAGGTGCATTAGGTTATGGTTTTGCAAGTATATTATCAGCAGATGTATTCTCTATCTTAGTAAATAAAAATATAATTGTATTTTTTAATATTCTTGTTGGTATATGTGGATTTTTTACTGTATGTGAATGGATTGCATTAGATTTCTTATTGAATATGTTATTATCTTTTGCAAAATTTATATCAGGTAATATTTAATAAAAAATTAAAAATATTATTTTTAATTTTTTATATTTAGACTATTTAAAAAACATTTAGTTTTTAATTAAAAATTAATTCAAAAATAATTAAATTAGGGTTAAATCTTCAAAAATTATTTTCTGAAACATAGTTATATACTAAAAAATGGGTGGTGGCTTAGTTCAACTCGTTGCTTATGGCGCTCAAGATGTATACCTTACTGGTAATCCTCAAATCACCTTTGAATAAAGGGTTGAAAAGCAACACGCCTTGAATATGTGGATATTTCAAGGATAAACCGTTTAGTATCCATCTCAAAAATTGCGCCAATTTTTGATGTTACAGTTGCTAGTGAATAAATTAAAAAGAATTATTTTAATATAATCTATTTGCGACACTATCAAATTGTTCTGGGAACCCCTTAAACTTCTAATACGAAATCATAGTAGAAATACATGATGGCTAAGAGTAAAAACTTAGATCTATTATCGCATAGATAATTAACGTAAAAATTTAGAAGATGATAAATTGTTATGAATACCTTACGTAGGTTTAAAAAGTAACAGTTTATAGATGGGCTATCAGCAGCCAAGTCCTAAAGTATAAAGAGTTATTAATAAATATAATAGTTTGTAATAAAATGGGAATAATATACTTAATAAAAAATAAAATAGATAATAAATGTTATGTTGGTCAAACAACACGAACATTAAAGAAAAGATGGTCAGAACATTGTAAACAAAATGGATGTATTGCATTACATAATGCAATATTAAAATATACACCTGAAAATTTCACAATAGAAGAACTGTATGAAGGAAGTAATAATGAATTAGATGAAAAAGAAAAAAAATATATAATACAATATAATTCAATATGTCCTAATGGATATAATATTACTTCTGGAGGAAATTCAAATAAAATTCATTGTGAAGAAAGTCGTGAAAGAATGCGACAAAGTAAATTAGGTGAAAAAAATTTCAATTACAATAAACCAAGAACAGATGAAACTAAAAGAAAAATAGGAGAAGCAAAAAAAGGAGAAAATCATCATTTCTTTGGTAAAGAATTAACATATGACCATAAATTAAAATTAAGTTTATCTCATAAAAAAGATGATTTACCTATGTATTTAGTTCATCTTGATCCAAGACCAAAAGTCTATCAAGCAGAAGGATATGCAGTATTAAATCATCCTAAAGGTAAGAAAAAATATTTTACCAGCAAATTATTAACATTAGAAGAAAAATTAAAATTAGCGTCAGATTATTTAAATCAGCTAAACTCTTTATAAAATGGATGCAGTTCAACGACTAGATGGTAGTGGGTCTAAAAATAATAAATAAGATAATTAAAGAATTATTTTTAGGCTTAAGGTATAGTCTAGCCCCCATGGGAAACTATGGGGTACCGCGTTTTCAAAGTTGTCTATCGCAGACACACCAACTTCGCTAGTGAATCTATCGAACAAACTTTCACTGGTTCCCCCAGCTTCGGCAACCGCGTACAAGTCCAATTAACTCGCAATGCCGACGTTGTAACCAAAATGTACCTCCGCGCTGTATTAGGTGCTGGAGTATCCTCTTCCAAATGGGCATGGGTCTCTAACGTAGGCCATGCTCTCATCAACAATGTATACCTCGAAATTGGCGGCACTCAAATCGACAAACAATACGGTGACTGGCTCAATATCTGGTATGAATTAACCCACAAAGCCGGACACGAATCCGGATATGCCCGCATGGTAGGTAACGTATCTGCCAACACTGACCTTGCATTATCTCACGCTCAATATTCCCTTAACGTACCTCTCCAATTCTTCCACTGCAGACACGATGGATTAGGTCTCCCTTTAATTGCTCTCCAATACCACGAAGTACGTGTAACATTTGAATTCAACACCCTCAACAGTTTAATTGTAAACACCTACGGAACCGGAACTGCAATCTCTTGGACAACTCAACCCACTCTCTCCGCCTCTCTCTGGGTAGACTATGTATACCTTGACCAAGAAGAACGCAAACGTTTTGCCCAAGCCACTCACGAATACCTCATTGAACAAGTTCAATTCCCCTCTTCTGAATCTATCAACAGTGTACAAACTCGTATTCGCCTTTCTTTCAACCACCCTTGCAAATTCCTTGTATGGGTTGTTCAATTAGGCCGCTACACCAGTGGATACCGCTTCCTTGCATACCATGCAACTGATGCGAATGCAGTACGCTTAGAAGCCACCAAACGTTTCATTCTTGGATGGGCCAAAGTAACATCTGGAACAATTATCATGAGTGGTGACTATGTAGACCACGTAACTGGTATGAGTGCTACATACGCCGCATATTTCGATGCTGCCAAAGCAATTGTAGTAGACAACACTGTATTTGATGTAGATAACGTTACAATCACTGGTGAACTTCTTCCCTTAGAAGTTGTTTCTATGACTGCTGACCTTTTCGAAACCGCAGTCGCTGCCACTCGTAACGTTGTAACTGGAAGTGACGGTAACAAAACCAACGATGTAGTAGTAAACATGTACGATAACTATGGTCTTCAAATCGACAGATCCGAAAACCCCGTACTTAAAACTGTACTCCAACTCAACGGTCACGAAAGATTTGCTGAACGTGACGGTGACTACTTCAACTACGTACAACCCTACCAAACCTTCAGCAACACCCCCAGAGATGGTATTAACGTATACTCCTTTGCCCTCACCCCTGAAGAACACCAACCTTCCGGCACTTGCAACTTCTCCCGTATTGATAACGCCACCCTCACACCTACCCTCGGACGCACTGGATCTACCGATTTCAAAGGCGAATACTTAGCAAGTGATTCCAACATCAACGTATACGCGTTTAACTATAACGTACTTCGTGTCATGAGTGGAATGGCAGGCTTAGCATACAGCAATTAAAAAGTTTACTATCATTTGGTGGTCTATTTTTGTTTTTTTGTAAAATAATAACGAGATTGTTTGTATCTACTGGCGACATAACCTTAAATATAATAAATTATTATTATATTTAAACTAAAGTTTGTAAAGTGTAATCGCACACAATATAGATTCTTTCTTAATTTCAAAAGTATAGTGATCTTTTAATTTTTGCATTATGGATTTAATATCAGAATTTTCCTGTTTGTATATTACAACTTTTTTAACAAAATCTGATCTTATACGTTGTACATATTTTTCATTAATAGTATTTTCTGGTGTGGATAATTCAATCGCTAATTGTTTTCCGGTAATAGTATTCATCAAAGTATTAAGAATTTTTTTATCTGTTTCAATACCATATTTCTTATTTTTATTTTTTTTACTTTCAGATATCTTTATTTTAGATTCTTCAGAAAGAACTTTCTTTTTTTTAGTGATTACAACATTTTCTTCTTTTTCAGTAGTAATTATATTTTGATTTTGTTCAATATCATTACTTTCTGATGATGAAATTATATTAATATTTTGCTCAGGTTCTACACTATTAATTTGCAAAATACTTACTTTTTTAACTTTATATTTATTATTCCTTTCAAATATCTTATACTGTTTTGACCATAATAATTTATTAATTTTTATTAATCTTGATTCATTTAATAAATGTGTATATCTTTTCATTGCATATTTATTATACCATTCATTATAAATTGTATCTACTGATCTCAATGTATTAATATTTGTTTCTGTAATATTATTATCAATTTCTTTTCTTAAAATTTTTAAAGAATCTCTAAATAACTGACCAAAATATACACCTCTTTTAACATGATGATACATGTATTCATCTTTACTTAATCCCAATAATGATAATGTTTTACCAATAATTTTAGCAGTAGGGTGAGTTTGATTTACTAATTTATTAACATCTACACCATTTAATGTTAAATATTGTCGAGATAATTCTAATGTTTCATTTGAAAAAGACTTTAACCCTTCTCCAGAACTATATCCAATAAATTTTAATTCAGGTATTCTATCATATTGAATACTTTTACCATATATAGACATAGTTGATATTCCTAATGGTATATCTTGATATTTATTATAATAATATTGTATAACTTCTTTACTATAACATAATTTTGCTAGTAATTTACCACCGCAAAAGTTATATCCAAATACAGTAGATGGTACACACATCATAATATTAAATAATTTATTTAATAGTTTATCTTCAAATTTCATATCTTTTGACCATCCAATATAATTATCTCTACCACTAACACTAGCATAATCTGAACTTAATCCTAAAATTCCAATATATTTATTTGATGTTTCATCTTTAATAAGAATAAAGATTCTTTTACCCATGCCATT